CGCAAAATCTCTAACCATCAACAAAGGCGTGGACAATGTTCTCTTGTTTGAGTTCATTAACCAAGACCAAAAACCTGTAAACATCACAGGTAGCACGTTTGTTTTCCGTGTGATCAACCAGGCAGGCGATGAGCTGTTGGTACAAAAGGATTGCGAAGTGTTGAGTGCTACCACAGGACGTGTGAAAGTGGTACTAGACACCACTGACACCATTAACATACAAGCACAGCCTGCTAGCTACAGCATCACACGCACAGCTGGTAACTATGCACAAGCTGTGTATGTGGACGCCAACAGCCAAGCTCGTGCAGACTGCAATATTGTGGACTCTGTGCTGCCACAATTTCAGCCCAGTCAGCCAGTCACGGTGCCTGACATCTACGGCAAGAATCAATTTGTGAGTGCAGCACCCACATCTTATCCAGACTGGGCCTTGAACCCGCAACCAATCAACAGCATACAACAAACTGAATTTTATAGTAGTCATATTGAAACCACAGGTGCTGCATTTACCACAGTGAAATTTGATCTGGTTCACTACACTGGAACAGTCAAGATTCAAGCTGCGCAAAACTATGAGTCAATTTGGTATGATGTCAGCGAAGCTCGTGAATACTTTGATGACACAGTCAGCGACTATTTTAACATTGTGGGCTATCATCCGCTGTTGCGTCTAGCACTAAACAACTCAATTGGTTACGGAGCCAGCGGTACAGTCACAGTGGTCAACGGTGTGGTCACAGCAGTGGCTCTGACCAATACGGGTATTGGCTATGTTGCTGCACCTTATGTTCAGATTCTGGGCAACGGTGCAGGCGCCATAGTAGAAGCAGTGTATGGGGGTAACGGAACAGTCAGTCAAGTCAATGTTATTGCTGGAGGTTCTGGATACTTGCCAATTCAATTTCTGGGCAGTCCATCTGCTACTGCGGTTTTTAGCAACGGCAAGATTGAAAACGTTCAATATCGTTGATATTGTGTGAAAACTCTGCTATACTAAGCAGATGCTGGATATCTTAGATTACTTACCCGCCAAGCGAAAAGTCAGTCCCAGCGGCTGGATCAGCTTTAATGCGGTGTGCTGTGATCACAATGGAGACAGTCCAGATCGACGCAGCCGCGGCGGTATCAAAACAAACGATCAGGGCTGGAGCTACCATTGCTTCAACTGTGGATACACTGCTAGCTTTATCCTTGGCCGTACCGTAAGTTACAAAGCCCGCAAGCTGTTGACATGGTTAGGTGTTCCAGATCGCGAAATAGAATTGGCCAATCTTGAAAGTCTAAGGCATCGAAGCATACACGGACTGCTAGAAGATCGACAAGCAGCCGACGCATTGGTTCAGGGAATTGAATTTGAAGAATGGGAATTACCTCCAGGCGCAGAGTTTTTGACAGCAGAATTTGCAGTGCAGTGGGAGTACTTACAAAGTAGATGTGTGCCATCTGACTTTCCGTTCATGGTGCAGGCTCAGTCCAAGCGACCGGGTGTGATAGTTCCGTTCACATACAACAACAAAATTGTTGGCAGCACTGTTCGATTCTTGGACAATTACAATCCTCGATATCTAAACAACATGCAACCAGGTTATGTGTTTGGCACAGACTTGTTGCACAACAACTGGACTCATGTGATAGTGACAGAAGGTATCTTTGACGCACTGTCAATTGGAGGCCTAGCACTCATGCACAACACAGTGAGTGATGCTCAAGCAAAATTGATACGACGACTGGGCAAGGAAGTTACTGTGGTACCTGACCAGGATTCTGCAGGTGTAGAATTAATAGATCGTGCTGTGGAACTAAACTGGGCAGTGAGCATACCTGCCTGGCCTGCAGACGTCAAAGATGTCAACGATGCTGTGAAGAAATATGGTAGGCTAGGCGCACTGATAACTATCATGCAAGCTAGAGAAACATCCAAGATCAAAATTGAATTACGAAAGAAACAACTTGTTAAAAGACTACGGAACTGATGTACAACGACTGTTCCTGGAGATGATACTTCAGGATGCAGAAAGTTATGTTCGTGTGCAGAACATCTACAATCCAGAAAACTTTGATCGTAGCGTAAGACCTGCGGCCGAGTTTATCAAGTCACACAGCGTGGATCATGGCACCTTGCCCACTGCTGCGCAGATTGCTGCGACCACAGGAATCAAGTTACAGAGTCTGGATGAATTCAATGAAGGACATCATGCCTGGTTCATGGAGGAGTTTGAAAACTTTACCAAGCGGCAGGAACTGGAACGTGCCATTCTAAAAGCAGCAGACTTGCTGGAAAAGGGTGACTATGATCCTGTGGAGAAACTGATCAAGGATGCTGTGCAGATCAGTCTAACAAAAGACATGGGCACAGACTATTTTGATGATCCTGCCGCTCGTATCAACCGGTACTTCAACGCTGGCGGACAAGTTTCAACAGGTTGGCCACAAATGGATCGACTGTTGTATGGCGGATTCAGTCGCGGAGAACTGAACATCTTTGCAGGCGGTTCGGGTTCGGGTAAAAGTCTTGTAATGATGAACATTGCGCTAAACTGGTTGCAGCAGGGTCTGAGTGGTGTGTATATTACACTAGAGCTTTCGGAAGAGCTAACCAGTTTACGAAGTGATGCCATGCTGACCAGCATGAGCACCAAAGAGATCCGCAAGGACATTGAGACCACAGCACTCAAGGTCAAAATGATTCAAAAGAAGTCTGGACAGTATCGTGTGAAAGGCCTGCCGGCACAAAGCAATGTGAATGACATTCGTGCTTACTTGAAAGAAGTGCAGATACAAACAGGTATCCGGGTGGACTTTATCATGGTAGACTATCTAGACTTGGTCATGCCAGTTAGTGCCAAGGTCAGTCCCAACGACTTGTTTGTGAAAGACAAGTATGTGAGTGAAGAACTGCGTAACTTGGCCAAAGAACTAGGTATCCTGATGGTAACTGCCAGTCAGTTGAATCGAAGTGCTGTGGAAGAAATTGAATTTGATCACAGTCACATTTCGGGCGGTATTTCAAAGATTAACACAGCAGACAATGTGTTTGGTATCTTTACAAGTCGTGCCATGAAAGAGCGTGGCAAGTATCAGATACAGTGTATGAAATCTCGAAGCTCGACCGGCGTTGGTCAAAAAATTGATTTGGAGTATAACATTGAAACCATGCGTATTACTGACGAAGGCGGGGACGAAAACGGTTATAACAAACCACAAAGTTCAATCATGGATAGTATCAAGGCCAAGAGCCAGGTTGTTGCAGGCTCCGACGCTGCTTGGGCTGCTCCCACAGGAGGCACACATGTCTGGGACAAGCCCATGGTCAAACAAGGAGATGTTGCCAAGGTCAGCGGAGACGTTCAAAGTGCCAAGCTGAAACAAATGCTGGGCAAGATCAAAGCAGGATAATTATGAAATTTTTCAAACATATCCAGGGGTTAATTGTCGATGCAGGTCAGATGCCCAATGTGCCCCCGGCGCTCTCGGCGCTCATTGCAGCAGCTGACCGTTACTACAGTTCAGATGATGTTTGTGTGTTCTTTGAAGATTTTGAAATTACGGATCAAATGATATCAACGGCGATTGCCCAGATTGGTACACCGGCGTTCATAGTAAATACTTTTTACGCCAAAATTGATTCAGCATATCTGGTGCAGTGTATGCCGCTATCTTTGTACAGTTCTAGTAGACCAGTTGTGCTCAGCACGCAGTTTGACCAAACCGATCAGTTGACCACTTCTTATTGCAGTAATTTTACATTGAACAGAAAACGTATCAATAGATTTATACTGATCAAGCTGGTAGAATGGTTTCGTTTGACCTCCATTGACTATACCTACAGTGGTGTAGATAAAAATTATGATATGAACTATATCATTGATGAAATGAAGTCAGTGTCTAGTCCTGCTTGGCCCAAGAATTTTGAAAGTTTTATTTTAGCACCAACTGTATTGCCTAAAAAGTGGATTGCAGTCGAAGGTGATGTGTTGAAAGAAAAAACACAGATTAAGCCGTCCAGCAACAAAAAAGTTTGGCAAGCAGGACTCGATAAATTATTTTATCATAGTGCAGTTAGCTTGATTACTGAAAGTATAGATTACCAAGCAGGGATAGGATATACTGAAAAAACTGGGTTTGCGTTGTTGGGAAAAACTTTCCCAATCTGGGTTGGAGGGAAATATCAAGCTGAAGAATTTTCTAAACTTGGTTACGACATATTTGACGATGTGATCGATCACTCTTATCAGAATAAAGATACATTGATAGAAAGATGCTATCATGCTGTAGCAGACAATATTGACATCCTGACAGATTTAGAATTTGCTAGACACACAAGAGAACTCATGAAACAACGATTGATCAACAATCAATCGTTGTTTATAAATGATTGTAATTCAACGCAGATAATAGAAAGCAAGGTACTGTCATATGTAAAAGAGGGACCTTTCAAGCAATTTATGGCAGAAAGACTTAGACTGGTGCCGCTTTAACTAGTTACACCTTTGATCACAACAAAGTTCAACACAATGGCTTCACTGAGTGAACCTGTGCTTCTGTTGCCCACGCTGATTCTGCATGAACCAGCAGCAGTAGCATCGCACTGAACACTGTAAGCACCTGCTGTGGCACCTGATGCAATGCTGACCATGACCACATCAGTGGCAGCAACAGCACTGTTGGTCAGTGTAAAACTGACTTCTGCGGCCGCTGCCAGGGCTGCTCCATTCATGGTAATCTGACCTGACACTTTGTCTAAGGTAACTCCGGTGCTTTTGCTTGTGGCCTGTGTTACTGTGCCACCAGCACCGGTGCCATATCCTATGCCAGCAGTGGCGCTGGTAGATTTGATAGATGATGCTGAAGTGATCGACGAAGCTGACGTAATTGCATTGGTAAAAACGCTCAGGGGACGGTTGAGATCAAATATGGTAATTGTGGTTCCGGAATCAACTGTGGAGAAATCAAATTGATAAGTCCCAGTTGCTGCAAAAGTAATCACATTTGCAGAGTATCCTTGAATGCCGGTGGTGCCTAGACTCACAGCAGCTGGCAGTGTCAGGGTGTATGCTGTGTTGGTAATATTCACAATGACTCGCAGCACACCTGATGTTCCGCTGGCTGGAAAATTGTTGAAATTCAAACTAACAGAGCCTGTTGTGGAAATAAATTGATATTGTCCAGCGCTGTAGTCCAGTGTGATAGACCCTGACGTTGCTGTGTTTGGAACATATGTATAACTGACATCTTGTAGTTTAACAGCGTACATCAAGTTGTCTGCCATGTTGTTGTTGAGCGTGGTGCCTGTCAGTGCAGCCTTCAACACAACCTTGCTTTGTAAGTCGTCTATTTCGCTTTCTGCATATTGAAAATTGGTTTTGATATTGGTAAAGTTGTCTCTAAAGCCCTGAGTGTTGTTGGGCACGCCGGCCACTGGATAGTTACCGTCGACATTGTTTGGGTTGATTTGGCTGGTCATTTCGTAGTCCTTGTATTAGATATTTATTCAGACCCAGAAATAGCTAAATAATCCAAAGGTCCGGAGCAATGCAGAAAAAAACTCGAAGTATTCTAGAAGAATTGGAATCACTGTATGTAGAACGTGATCAGCGCTTGCTGATTGAAAATCGTGCTACAAACGTGATTGCCAATGCCATACGACTAGTAGAACAGATTGAAGCTGAGTATGACGCTGAGGCAGCAGAAAATCTCACAAGAAAATTACTCAATGCCATTCGCACCAAAGACGCAGGCAAGTTCTCGCGTTCAGTAAGGAGAACCCATGCAGATTCATGAATTAACACGCAAACGTCCCATCAAAGAAGCATCAGTTGGCGGAGCACTTGGTGGAGCAGCCAGCGTAATAGGTGGTATAGCTTCGCAGTTGGTCAACAAAGCTGCCACTTCACAAGGCTTGAATCCAGTGTTTGGCGGTCAACAAAAAGCCACTATATCCGGAGCTCAATCTGCCGCAACAGCAGCCAATAATCCGCTGGTCAAAGGTCTAGCAACTGCTGCACAAAAAGAATGGAAACAAACTGTCAGTGAACTGATGCAAAAAATGAAAACTCCGGCTGGTTTGATGGCAACTCGTCCAAGTGAACTGCCACCGGCCCAATTACAAAAGGCACTGGGAGACCTGGTGTCAAGATTGATTGGCGAGCCTTATGAATCTTTGGAAAATAGCATAAGTGCAGAGGCACGCAACGGAAAAGGCAAACAATACGCAGCTGAGTTGAAAGATACCATTGACGAACAAATTGCTGCTATCATAGCACAAGAACAAACAGCTGACAAACCCGATCCCAACAAAGAGTCAGCATTGTGGACCACACTGGCCCAGGCAATTACAGGTGCCAAAAGCGAAATAGAGTTTAGTGCTAGCGGTGCTAGCGGCAGACAAGGTGTTGCTGCTCGTCCAGGACTGCTGCCGCCAGAGGCAGAGCAACTAGCAGATGAAATGAAAATGTCTGACCAAACTGTGGCTCTCTTGCAAAATTATATCAAACTTAACGGCAACAAAATAACTCCTGCCCTGGCAGCACTACTGGGCGGGGTCAAATGAATCTGATCGAAGGCGGCAACGTATTCAAAGACAAGATGGGTCTGCCACTGACACAGCGCATTGAACAAGGTGATATATCCGGCACTGTGCAGTGGTTAGAAACTGTGACAGGTCTAGACTTGACCAGCACAGAAGATCCTGGCACAGGTTATCCTGTGAAATGGCTGGGCAGCACCGGCAAAAAACCGTCATCAGGAGACCTGGATTTGGCAGTTGATACCAACGAGATATCCAAGGCTGAACTAAAAGTCAAACTAGATCAATTTGCTACAAGTCAGGGACAGGATCCAAGAGATTTTGTGCGTATGAGTGGTGAAGCTGTGCATTTTAAAACACCCATACTTGGCAATGCTGACAATGGTTTTGTGCAAACAGATTTCATGTTCATGCCCAATGTTGAATGGGGAGCATTCTTTTTGTCCGGCGGTGTTGATTCTGAATACAAAGGCTTGTACCGCAACATACTCATGAGTTCAATTGCCAAGAGTCTGGGTCTCAAAGCATCTGCCAAAGGTGTGTCTAGTAGAGTAACAGATCAGTTGATACAGGGCGGACTAGATCCTGACTACGCTGCGGAAATTCTACTGGGCAAAGGTAACACTCGAGACAACCTAAAAAATGTTGAAGCTATTTACGCTGCTCTAGCTCGTGATCCCAAACGTGATGCGAAACTGGAAGACTTCCGTCAATATCTTGCTAGAGACAACCTCAAAGAACCGTCAGCATCAGTTGCTGAAGATGATGTAGGATTTCTGGGACGCCTGCGTGACCGCATTGTGAATCGTGGCTATGTTGCTCTAGTAGAAAACAACATGATTGCAGAAGCTGCTGCACCAGGCGTGGGCGGTCGTGCCAAAGGCATTGAACACCTGGAAGATTATGTTTTTAGAGAAGGTGTAGCTGGCATTATCAAAGCTCTGGAGATAGCCCAACATGCTGCAGAATCTCCAACAACTACTACCACTGCCAAGTGGGACGGCAAACCTGCTGTGATATTTGGCCGCAAACCTGCCACAGGTGAGTTTGTGCTCACAGACGGTTCAGGATTTGAAGCCAAGGGCTACGATGGTCTTGCCACAAGCCCACAAATGATGGCAGATATACAAAGCAACAGATCTGGAGACAGAACTGACTTGATCAACATCTATGCAACACTGTTTCCAGTGCTAGAAGCTGCCTTGCCCTCCAACTTCCGCGGTTATGTCAAAGGAGACTTGCTGTATATGCAACGTCCTCCTGTGGTAGCTGGCAACTATGTGTTTGAGCCCAACACCATTGAATATCGTATCCCTGTCAAAAGCTCCATGGGTCAGCGCATTGGCAACAGCGACATAGGTGTTGCTGTTCATAGCATGTATGCTGATGTTGGCGACTCACGCCAGCCACTCAGCGGTGTAAAATTCAATGAAGTCCCAGGACTGTTATTGGAACGTCCAGCTACTCCCAACACACTAGAACTAGACGATGGGATTGTAAAACAACTCAATCAAATTGTTCGCACTTACGGATCTAGCATGAAAACTCTGTTTAATCCAGCTGAGCTTCGTACTGCACAAATCACAGATTTGTTCAAGCTGGCAGTGGATTTTATCAACACCAAAGTGGGTGCGCCCTTGCAGCCTGCCAATCAGTTGGTAATAGAATTTGGCAACTGGTTAAAAACCAAAGTAACTCCGCGCAAGTTCAACAACATTGTGGAATATTTGAACAGTCCCAGTAGCAACATTGAGGCCCTGGGCGCAGCGTTTTATGCATTTGAACTGCTGCATGCACTCAAGATGCATCTAAAGAATCAAGCAGACGTTGCCAATCCTGGCGGCGAAGGTTGGGTCATGGCCACGCCTGCCGGCTACAGCAAACTGGTTTCTAGGTTTGAACCCACTGCATTTGCTGCTCAAAATCGAGCTAGAAATAACCCGCAACAGGCGTGATTTTTCCAAACTGACTAAATAAAAGCAGGGATCATGTGTCCCACTAACTTAAAGGAAATTTATCATGGCAGTATTAACAAAAACAAACGGTACCACACAACCGTCATTTGCAATCGACGTAGCAAACGGTTCTATCGCAGGAACAGCTAACGTAGCAGCTCAAGGTCCAGTTCAGATCCAAGGTCCAAAACTTGACTTCTTCACTTTGACAGCTAACGCCGCGTTGACAAACGCTGGTAACGTTAACGGTTACTTGAACAACGTGTTGACTTCGATTCAACAACTTGGTACAATCGCAATTTACCAAGCAGGTGCTACAGCTGGTACAATCAGCTTGGCTATCTATCCAAGTGGTGCTTACACCACAGCTACTCTGGTTGCTGCTGCTCAAACAGCCAACGCCACAGGCGGCCTGAACATTGGTATTCCAACTGGCAACGTTTCTGGCACAGCTAGCTTCACTAACCTGTAATCAGTTTAGACCCACAGCAACCCTGGACGTAAAAAATCCAGGGTTTCTTTTTGGCCTTAAATATCTGTCTAATGAGAATACAGTGCCGAACACTTTTTGATTGCAGCTACACAGGCGTTACAGGCAGCTTCCGCACTAGCATGATTCCGTTTGAAGACAAGTCAGGACAACAGATACTAGATCTTGCCGACTGGAATCGCAGCAGAAATCAACAGCGCAACTGGGAAACTTTGTTGCAAATACTAGGACTCAAAGCACAACCCATAGACCTGGTGTTGCCTGTTCATCGATCGGGCACATGGGAATTTGAATTTGCCATAGAATCAGAAGGCGTTTACTTGGTGGGCAACAATCCTGATCCGCTGGCTGGCCTACTACAAGACTGTGACGGGGTGCCAATGCTGACAGGACTCACTGAAACAGCACAAGTTGAACGCAGTATTTCTACTCACGGTTCCAATCAAAACATTTGGTTTGTGCTACTAAATAATACACTGGAACAACAAAATGGCTGATACCACCGACATTGAAAAGAAAAGTCTTGAAGCACATGTGGAATTGTGTGCAGAGCGATACAAAGCACTGGAACTGCAATTTACAGACGTCAGGTCAGATATCAATGATCTCAAAATCATGGCCGAGAACACTCATAGATTAGTGCATAAGATGTCAGAAAATCGCAACAGTCAAGTGATCAACTGGGGTATAGGTATCATTGGAACCTTGCTTGCAGTATGCGGTTGGTTGATAACGCAGTATGTCAAAACTCTATGACTAGAGAACAAAAGCTAGAACGTTTTGCCGAACGTGAATTCAAGAGAAATCTTGACAACATGATTGTGAAAGATCATGATGGTAGCTATATTGTGTTTGGCAAGTATCGTGTGGCACAACACCTCTACGGATACATGGTCAGCACTTGGTCAGATGACATACACTGCTTTGACAGCAAGCGCAATGCTGTGAGCTGGTGTGTGGCAGACAAATTTAATCAACTGACATTGGCCAACACTATTTTGAATCTAGACCGTAGAAAACAAACATTAACAGCTGATATCCATTGCCGTCAAGGCATAGCTAGACGTAGTCAGTCAACTCACTCTTATGAAATCATAAACATGAAAGTACAGCCCAAACAAATTCTGTTAAATTCAGTATCATCTGAATTGGAGAAATGTGTAAACTCGGCTAAATATATGCAAATTAGAGGATTCTCAAATGAAACTGCAAGAACTAGCGGCCCCTCAGCCAAGTAAACAGATCGCCAAAGTATTCGAAAGCTACTTTGGTTCACGCATCAGCTTTGACCAACTTAGTCGTCGTCAAACTGCTGGCATGCTTGATCGTGTGCGTGGCCTACTGGGTGAACACCAGAACACCACAGCTCGCCATCACAGTGAAAAGAACCCCAGTTATCTCAAACTGGTAATGATGGAACAGGCTCTTCGTGGACGTCTCAAAGAGATGGATGCACCTGGTGCCAACGGACAAGTTGATCCGGCTGCTGCTGTGGCCAAGGTCAAGGATCCCAAGCTGGCTGCTGCTCTCAAGAAAAGCACCGCTGGGCAAACCCTCAATCCCGACGAACAAAAGCTGGTGGCTGGCGCTGCACTGATGCAGGCCGAAAGCTATCGTCGTCGTCAACTGGGACGTAGACTAAC